AGGACTGGGCAGACTGGCGAGCGGCGGTGAGGGCGGCGAGCAATGCTGCCGAGGCTGCGGTGATGGAGGCAGACTTTGAGGGATTGCAGCAGCTACAGCAGGACTGGCCTGAGTCGCCTGAGGAGAAGGTGATGAGGGAGAAGATGGAAGCTGCGGCGGCTGCGGCGAAATTGCTGGAACCACGATGAAAGGAATAAACAATGACCGATAAGTACATGGAATTTGGTAGGTTATTAGGGGTAAACGGCACAGTTCTTGGTGTGACCACGTTTACGGAACTGGAAAATGCCTTGAAAATCATTCTCCTTACCGCAACAATACTGTGGACGGGAATAAAGATTGTAACCGCATTGCGGGAATACAAAAACAACGGTGGGAAACGGGACAAAAAGAAAAGGAAGAAATAATGCCAAAGTACACTGATCCAAAAACAGGTAAGAAGAAAAGCTTGAGTTACGGGAAGAAGGGAATGAAACAGGCAAAGGAATTGGAAGGTAAAGGGGTCAACGTCAAATACAGAAAACCAAGGAACTAAACATGGCTGAGAAACAATTAACCAAGACTCAGGACACCGTACTAAACGGGATTGTCAGGCACCTTTTAACTGCTGGTGGTGGCGCACTTGTCACCAAGGGGATATTGGGTGAAGGAGATTTGGAATTAGCGATTGGAGCTATCATCGCCATTGCGGGCGTGATTTGGTCTGCGATTGCCAAAAAGAAAAAGGAGTAAACAATGCCAGATATTACCAAGGGTCACACGTTTGTAGATGGTGAATCTGTAACCCACACTAAGCTAAACAACATAGTTGACAGTGCCACGCTTAATGATGGTGTTGTCAATACTGCCGAGTTGGCAAGTGGATCAGTTACTACTGTAAAGCTTGATGATAATGCGGTATCTGCACTCAAACTTGATAATGTTTTAACGGACAATAGTGGTACGGCAGCATCCTACACGACTGCTGATCTTACTGTTGATGCCCAAGGTAGGATAACTGCTGTTTCCAGCGGTACTGTCGCTATTGCAGAGATTGAAGATAATGCAGTGACAGCAGCAAAGCTGGCTACTGATGCAGTCACAACGGCTAAAATCACTGATGTAAATGTGACGACAGCGAAGATTGCGGATGATGCGGTAACAGCAGATAAACTAGCTAATACGGCAGTGACGGCAGCATCCTACACCACTGCTGATATTACCGTGGACGCCCAAGGTCGGGTGACTTCGGCTAGTGATGGAACACCTGATACTCTTGGATTCGCTTCGGCGCAGGGTGTGATGGAGAGTAGCCCGGTTGGGAGCGGGGTCTTAATCGGAACGTGTACTTTGACGCTGCCTAGTGGGAAAACATGGAAGTGGGTTAAGGTGTCTTATTCATCATGGTTGACGGATTCAACCTCTGGCGGAAAAACACACGGGGCGACAGTAATAAAAGACTCATCGGACGCTGATTTTTCATTTGTGAAAATGGCCGTTATCTCTAATTCGTATAACAATAGTCAATCGAGTTTCCATGCGAGTAGTTTTGAAGGGGTTCCAACTAGCCACACAACAGACGCTAGTTTGGTCTTAAAGATATACGGAGAATGCGGTGTGACTCCCTCGGCATTTGAAGGCTACGCAGTTGGCCAATACTCATAATGAAAAAAGCAGCAACAGCCCAATTTGTTGCGGATAAAGTCCAGAAGACTGATGCCGCAAGTATTGCGATGATTAAGAACTTTATTGATCGCCGCTATGAAATGATGTGGGATTCGGCATTGTGGAGGGAGACTCTTGCCACTACGACCTACACCATCACGGTGGACACTGAAGAAGTGACTCTGAACGCTACTGTTGATCTGCCTGTGTCTGCTCGCTGGAATGATATGGAGATTGTCCCAATGGACTATCAATCTGTGTTTCAAATTGACCCAACACTTTTCAATGATGCTGGCTCAGTAACCAATTTTCTTGTTTTGCCAAGGGATGCTAGTGGTAATGCCATGATAAAGCTTCTAAGAAAGCCTGACAAAGAGAAATCCTTGTTGGTTTTAGGGAAGCAAAAGATAACGTCTGATGGTAATACATGGACGACCTCATCCTCCACGGACACTGATGTTCTTCCGATCCTGTCAGATGATGGGGAGCCGAAGATAAATGGCATAGACAATGCCCTTCTTTCGTTCGTGGAGGGTGATATTCTTGAACACATGAGGCAATACGGCAAGGCGCAGGTGAAGTATCAAGAGGCTGGGAATCATCTTGCTGTTGCTAGGGATATGGATAATCACCAAAGCGGCAGGATCACTAGAATAGTTCCGCAAGTAGAATCATTTTGGAGTGTTGGAGACTTTGAGTAATGCCTGTATTTTTCAATGATGGAATAGATGACCCTCTGGCTTATGACTTGAGTGGCACTTTTGTTGGTGGTCAGGTAAGTAATGTCAGGGCGAATCTGTTAAAGCCTGAACAGTTTTCCGAGGCCCGCAACATGGATATAGACAGGTTCGGGTCAATCATTACGAGAAGGGGAACAGAATTGATGGGGGCAACCCTATCCAGTTCGATTCAGGGATTGTTTTACTATGACACTCCATCATTGGAGAAGTTGCTATCTGTATCCAATGGGGTTGTTTATGAATCCTCTGGAGGCGCATGGTCTTCTGTAAGTGGGTATTCTCCGAACAGCACTGCCAAGGTTGAGATGGCTCAGTTGATTGACAAGGTGTATTTTACTGATGAAGGCAACGGCAATGTTCACTCCCTGAATGGCTCAACCTTTACTGATGAGGGTAGTGGCGGAAGCACTGATCCTCCCAAGTGCAAGTTCCTTGTCAATCACACCAGCAGATTGTTTGCGGCCAATACCTCTGATTACAATGATGAGGTAATGGCTAGTGACATCCTTGGTGCTGACACTTGGGCATTAGCGTTTAAGTTCAGGATAGGATATGGTGAGGGTGATCCAATCACTGGGATAGTGAGTTGGTACAACCACAACTTGCTGGTCTTTAAGGAGCATAGCATTCATGTGGTTGATGCAAATCCGAGTGCTGCTGCTGCAACAGCATGGAGCGTTCATCGCATTGATAATACTGTGGGCTGTGTAGCTAATCGCACAATCGCACAGGCAGGTTCAGATGTTTTCTTCTTGGCTAGGGACGGGGTGAGAACCGTAAGGACAATTCTGGCTGGCGCACAAAGTTCTGTTTCCGAGCCTATCTCCACTCCAATAGGGGATATTATAGAAAGAATCAACTGGTCTTACATCAAGACTTCATCTGGCATCTTTTGGAACAACAGATATATTCTCTCGATTCCTGTGGATTCATCCACAACCGCGAATTATACCATTGTATTTAATACGGTAACGCGAACATGGAGTGGGTATTGGGATGGGTGGACTCCCACAACATATACAACCACCGCGTTCAGTGGGTTCCCGAAGATGGTATTCGGGGATTCGTCTGGGAATGTTCAGACTTGGTTGGACTACATATCTTTATCGAGTGAGACACTTACCACCTACCAAGATTTGGGAACAGATGTTGAGAGTCATATAATCTCTCGCGGACTGACCTTCAGCGATTTCTTCTCTCCCAAGCTGGGCAACAATGTTGAGTTTGAATTGGAACAATCGGATGCTGGTTGCCATTGCATTGAGGTTCGCTCAATTGTTGACACTGAAACCGAGAAGGTCATTCATGCCAGCAACATTGACACCAGACTTACAGGAGTCACCCTGCCAGTTAATTTGCCTTTTATATTGCCCGCGATTGAACCGCTTATCAGGGCATACAACATGATTCCAACTGGAGAATTCAATGAACTGCAATTCAAGGTGAAGTCATCCTCTGGGAAGCTGAACCTTAGAAGCATTAAGGCTAGTGCCTTTGTGAACTCAATCAACCTAGAGAAAGTTTCATGAATGGAGAAATCACTACTAGATTCGGAATTCGTGCGGTGGCTGATTTCTGCATTGAGCATGACCCCAGAGGGCAGTGTTGTGGTGGATGGCCGCGTGACCTACTGGAAATCCACCTTCGATACTACCATAACTTTGGAAGTGTATTCCTTGTCAGAAGAGATGAGCAGTTGGTGGGCGTGGGAATTGGATGGAGATGTGATGAACGCGACTTGGGTAGGCACTGGGCGGCGTGGAAGGGATGCGGGGATTGTTTCTATATATCAGATGTTGTATGCTCGGAAGGGACAGCAGTTCAAACGCTTGTCGATGGACTGTCTTCGAGGTGTCCCGATTGGCGAAGCCTCAAGCTTTTTGCCCAGAGAAAAGGCAGAATCAGACGCATCGGAGTAAAGTTTATGGAGAAGCTTAATGGGAGAAAAGAAGATGAACAAACTGTTTCTTGAATGCTTAAAGTCGGCTGAGAATCTGGTGTCAGATTACAGGCGTAGGTATTGGGCTGCTACGGATGCTATATGCGGTTCTAGTTCCCCACCACCCCCACCACCCCCAGACTATGCCAAAGCGTCTAAGGAGGGCATATTTGCGGATATTGAGTCCATGCCCGCTCGTAAGGAGATTGAGGCGGCGGCAAAGATGGGTTCTTCTGGTGCTGTTCAAGTTGGGGACAGGTCTGTATCTTACGATTTCACGGGGATTGGCGACCTTGACCAGCAAGTAACTGAGCTTCAAGCCCGGAGTAATTCTGCTGAGTCAATGGCACAGATGGCACTGGATATTCAGAAGAACTATGGTTCTAAGTTCTTGGATGAAGCCCTGACCCAGATTGAGCAGTCTGACCCTGTTGGATTTCAGATCAGGAAGAAGTTAGCTGACAAGACTTTGGAGCAGATGGAGGCAGGGATGTCCCTGACAGATGAGGAACAAAGGTTTGCTGAACAATCATTCAGGAGAGCATCGGCGGCAAGGGGCGGGCCAATGCTGGGTGATGCCTCTGCAATTGGGGAGGCATTCCAAGAGTTTGGGATGGGAAGAAACCTTCTCAACCAGAGAATGAACATGGCTGCTCGATATACCGGGATGCCACAGACTGCCCAGTTTGGGCAGACAGCAGGAGCGCAGCAGGGTGCTGCACCATTCATGCCTTCTGGCTTGCAACTTGGTCTTGGGGTCAACCCGAATGCTGGAGCGCAGTCAGCAGGATTTGCTTCCAATGTGTACGGCACACAGGGAAGTATCTATGGAGCGCAACTGGCAAATCAGAGTGACCCGTTTGGTTCTATCCTTGGAGGGATAGCTGGTATGGGTATGACTGCACTGGGCGGTGGAATCGGGGGTGCTTTGTCTGGCGCGACTGGCTTCATGGGTGGAGTAGGTCAGGCGTTCAGGGGTTACACAAGCAAGGGGAAACCAAATAAATAGGGGGTAAATTATGGCAACAGGATTTGAAGCAGGATTAAGTAACTGGTCTAGTATACACTCCAATATACTTCGCGCCAACCAAGGTGCGAAATCGCTTGAGCAGGATGAGAGAAGGATCAACCTTCAAGAAAAGAAGGACAAGCGTGCTTGGAAGATAGATAAGGGAAAGGCAAAAAGGGAGCAACAAAAATGGAAAATAGACAAGGAGACTCTGGGGAGAGAGAACCAAGCCCGACTCAGAGGAGTGGAACTAAACAACAGACTTACAGCGATTAAATCAATCTTTGAAGTGCCGAAAAGTGCTTTGGGAGTTGTTAAACAAGCAGCAGATATTTACCAAGGACTCAGGGGTTCCGCTCGCAGCGATGCTGAATTAAGATTAGAGCAGGAGAAATACGGTGACGAACAAACGGAAGCGAAGAGAGTTATTGATGAAAAAGTTAAAGCTAAGAAACGCTTGGGGAAAATAGGGGATAGAGTCCTTAATCTCTCCAAGGAATATGATGATGCCAGTGATGACCGAAAAGTAGAAATAAGCAATGAACTTGAGGCATTGAAAATGAAATCAATGCAGCACCATGATATTCTTGGGCCAAATTCATTCACAAGTCCGCGCACATCATCTGGAGGAGGAGCAGGATCAGCGTTATTCGGCGGAATCGAAAAACGCATAAAGATGCACAATGAAAGTGAAGCGCATCTAGCAATGACAGGTGCAAAATCAAGGAAAGATTTAAACAATAAACTGCTTCGTGTCTATTTAGGCGGGGATGATGATTACAAGGAGAAATACGAATCATTCGAGAACACCGTTGCTAAATCTAAGCAGTGGCTCGATGACAATCCGGGTGCTCCCCATTTACTACGAAAGCCTCACCAAGTATTGATTGAGCAGGGTCGTGCGGAAATGGCAGAAATGAAGGCAAAGGCTGTAATCGTACAGAGAGCAATCCGTGCAGAACTTGATCCCCGTATGGTTATCGCCCGAATGGGAGACTTGGCTTATGAGAATACAGGAATTCCATACACCGATGCGGAGGGGAACAACCAACTTAATGCAAATGGGCATATTCTTTACCGTAGGACACTGAACACTAACCTTGCGATAAACAGGGGAGTGTCGGTTATCAATGATCTAAAGAGTATCAGGGATGCTGCAAAAGCTACAACTACCGCAGCTATTAAACCTCAAGTTACAGTCTCGCACGCGAAGACTGAAACCGAGGGAGGGGTATCAACTGGGGGTACTACAATAGAAGCGGTAGCAGGTGATGGAACTGAGACTCCAAAAACAGTTACAATGGACTCTACTACTTCCGTAATGCCATCATCACAGGAAAGTTCTATGAGTCCCGGATGGCCAGAGAAGATTCGTCAGTCAGTTGAAAAGGTTAATGTTAAGGACTTCCTCAAATATCTGGATGAGGATGAGAGAGGGGAGTCTATGACGAGGGAAGAGTATGACAATCTTCAAAAGGAGAATGAAAAGCAGAGGCTTTTTGATGAAAATATGCCGCTTGGCGATGTAACAGGGGGAGATGATCTGCTGAATCTTACCCATCCTGAAGGCTCTGCAACTCCTGCAACTCCTGCACCATTAACTGAACCACCCACCACAATGGCTCCTGCAATCACATCGCCAACCGTTCGTCATGATCCCGGCACAACACCACCCCAAAGACCAAAGAAGGAAAGAATGATGAAGGCGGAAGCGGAAGCCGGTCTTTTAGTCATGCCTTTTGTGAAATCTCTTACCCACAATATCCGGGGAAGTAACGCGCCTGAGCATAGGTATTTCAAGACAAAGGATAAAAGCGGGAAAACCGTGGAGGTGTATCCCGATAACGCAGAAATGATGAAGCAATTGGCTAAGGTGTTGTTTGATGGTTTAACTCCGGTTGAGCCAAGATTCCTGCCAAAGAAAATCAAGATTTCTGGGAATATCAGAATGAAGAATAAGAATACGGGCAGGTATAGTGCTTCAAGGGAGAGGATTTCCGTTGACATTCCAATTGATTTTGAAAGCCTTCCCTACGGCAAGGATGCAAATAATACTCTAAAAGCATTGAGGAGCAAGGTTATGGGATGGATTAACGCCGAGCGTACCGGGGTCAGAGACATTCCCAAAGATGAACTTCCCAGATAATTATGCCATCTCTAATACAGGACTACAGGAGCAAGTACCCATTTGAAACGCAGGGGAAAACCGATGAAGAGATTGCTGCTGCATTGGTTAGGTCTTCTCCGAGGTTAATGGCTGATCCGGAAGTTGCCAGACTATTCCAGAATTCAATGGCGACAAGGATGATGAATGATGGGGTGCCTTTCTCTCCATCGCAGGTTTTTGATGCCCACATGAACGAGGCCCAAGGCAGGGCAAGAGTGATTACCTCCCCCCAAAACCCCGAACCTCGAATTGCCTTTGAGCCAGAGGATGTTAACTGGGGAAAAGGAATGGCGAATGGTTGGGCTAGGGGAAGATTGCTGGGCAAGCAGACTCAGCTTATGAGTCTTGGGCTTCTGCAAAGCGGAGACAAGCAACTTGACCGGGATGACATTGAGGCAATCACGAAGGTTCAAAAGGAGTTGGCATCAATACCAACATCCGAGGAGTTCCGGGAGTTCCAAAAAGCAGAAGGCTTCTGGGATTCACTGGGGGAATTGGTGAGTTCACCCGTTCAGATTACTGCTGAAGCAATTTCTGAATCACTCAGCGGGCTATGGAAAACAGGAGTGGAAGGAGGATATGATGCGGATGGAAACTATATTGCGGGAAAGATTCCTGCATCTATTGGTATTGGTGCTAGTTCTGGTGCAGCTATTGGACTCGCTGGTGCTGCTCCCGGTGCTGCTGCTGGTGCTATCACTGGTGCAGGGGTGGGTGCTGCTACGGGAATGGGATTAACTTCCTACACCCTCGAAGCTACCTCTACTTATCTGGGGGCATTTGGGGATGCTGGGGTGGATACCACTAATGTTCAGGCATTGCTCAATTCTATAAATGATCCGGAGACTCGCGACAAGGCAAGAAGCATTGCCATGAGGAAAGGGATGGTGGTTGGAGTATTTGATGGTGTGACTGCTGGAATAGCTGGCAGGGGCAGGGCGATTCTTGC